CGGGACAACCACAGTAACCTCGGAGGCGTAATGTCTTTGGACCTCGACACACTCGGCTTATCGGCAACGGTAACCGCTGAGGGGATAAGTGCGCCCGATTATCAAACGGTACTGGATACCATAACGGGATATTTTCAGCAGATTTACGGCAGTGATTCCTATCTCGATCCCGACAGCAAAGACGGACAGATGGTGGCGCTGGTGGCTCTGGCCATTCACGATGCCAATAACACCGCCATAACAGTTTACCGCTCTTTTTCCCCGTCAACGGCACTGAATGACGCACTGACGAGCAACGTTAAAATTAACGGTATATCTCGCCGGGCTGCGACAAATTCTACAGTCGATGAATTGCTGGTGGGCGAGCCAGGAACGATCATCACAAACGGTTCTGTTAAAGATACTAACGGCATCATCTGGAACTTTCCTGCACAGGTAGTGATCGGTATTGATGGGACGGCGATTGCTACAGCTACGTGTACCAGTCCGGGAGCGGTTGCTGCGTTGGCTGGTTCAGTTAATAAAATTAATACCCCGACGCGAGGATGGGTGTCAGCGACTAACCCGCTGGCGGCCACTGTGGGTGTCGCTGCTGAAACTAATGCTGAACTACGTGTACGACAATCTCAGAGCGTTGCGTTGCCGTCTGTCACGCCATTTGAAGCTGTTGACGGAGCGATAGCAAATATTGAGGGCGTAACGCGTCACAAGCTGTATGAGAACGATCAGGACACACCTGATGCTAATGGCCTCCCTCCACACTCGATAGCCGCCATTGTCGAAGGAGGTGACGCAACAGTCATTGCTAACACTCTTCGCGGAGTTAAAGGTCAGGGTTCCACACCATTTGGTAGTACGGTAATTATCGTTCCAGATAAGTACGGGAGCCCTCACCCTGTCGGATTCTCACGACCAGTTGATGTTCCTGTTTTTGTGAAAATTACCATCAGTCCACTGACGGGATACACCTCGCAGGTAGGGGACGAGATAAAAGCAGCCGTGGCTGCGTATATCAACTCGCTGGCCATTGGCGCCAGTGTCCTGCTGAGCCGCATTTACTCTCCGGCAAACCTGGGCGTAGTTAGCGGCGGAAATTCCAGATACTACGACATTACCGAATTGCTGATTGGTACCTCTTCGGCAGGAGTGGCAGCGACCAATATCGTAATAGATTTCGATCACTCCGCATCCTGCAGGGTTGCGGACATTAATCTGGAAGTGTCTGTATGAGTAAATACACTGACAGGATAACGAACTATCACGCAGGGAAACCTAAGTTTTTTGCACACATCGACCTCTCAACGCGACCGTTAATCGACGTTTCAGCTGCAATGACAGGCATGATTCAGGATTTTGGCATTGATACCGCCATCGGCCAGCAGCTGGATATTTTGGGTGAATGGATAGGCCGCAAGCGCAGGGTCAGGACGCCTATCTCTGGCGTGTATTTCTCGTGGGATACAGAAAAACTTGGCTGGGACCAGGGCGTCTGGCAGGGACCTTTCGATCCTGATGATGGGTTTCTTGACCTGAGTGACGAAGTTTATCGACTGGTGCTAAAAGTCAAAATTGCTATTAATAACTGGAACGGGCAGAACGACACATTGCCTGAGATTCTCGATAATGCCCTGACGGGATCGGGTATTCGTATGGCTATTGTCGATAATCAGGATATGTCCATTTCTATATGGATACTTCCTGACCCTACGGTTGTTATCAGTGAAATTGACAGGATGATTCTCGATAGCGCAGTTAATAAGGGTCCATTCATCGCATTACCTCCCGGTTACGTTCCATCTCGTTATGACCTGAATCCCATCGATCAGGTTAATGCTGAATTATGGTGGGCTATCCAAAATGGGTATATGACTGTTAAAGCTGCGGGAGTGAATGTGAGAGAGATACAGATTCCGTCAAATGGTGGTTATTCATTTTTCGGATTTGATGTTGACAATGAATATATATCCGGATTTGACTCCGGTAATTGGGGAGAAGATTTATAATGCCTACCAATGACTTTAAAGCTTTTGCAACTGGAAACAGCGCAAACGTAATTTCTCAGGCTGATTATTTAGCCCTTGCTGCGTTAGTAAGCGGATTTTCATCTGGTAAAGCTTCTTCCGCGCAGGTGAATAAAGCTCTCAGGCAGGCCACTGTAATGGCCAATGTCCTTGCTCAGTTTATCGCGGATTCAGCAAATATAGATGTGCTAGATGACGGTAATACAGCAGCAATTCTTTCTAACCTTAAAAATAGTATGCCTGGTCGCCTAATGGGTGTGCAAGTTGTCACCAGTAGCGCGCTGATTACTAAATCAGCCGGTGCAAAAAAATGGCGCATCAGAGCTCTGGGTGCGGGGGCTGGAAGTTCTGCTGCTCCGGCTACCGCTGCTGGGCAAGTATCGATAAGTAATGGTGGCGGGGCTGGCGCATATGCCGAGGGTATCTATGACGTATCCGCATTATCATCGGCCACGGTGACGATTGGTAGCGGCGGCGTGGGGGGCACAGCAATTTCACCAAACGGAGGGGATGGCGGGACAACATCCGTAGGTACTCTTATTTCAGCGCCTGGCGGTAAGGCTGGATTGTCAGCAGGACCGGCTAACCCTCCATTCCAGCCCGTGGCAAATACAAACTCAAATAGCCCCACAGGGTGGAATATCATAGGTACTTCTGGATCTGGTTCTGAGGCAGCTGTGGCTGTATCCACCAGTTACGCTGCCGGATCTCGAGGTGCAAATAGCCAGTTAGGGGTTGGTGGTTCTGTCCCGGCGATTTATACGCCTGCAAATACTGGTGGCGGTTATGGTTCTGGTGCATCTGGCTGTTCTAATGGCGTATCACAATCTTTGAATCCTGGAGCATCAGGTCGTGATGGGGTTGTTATTATTGAGGAGTATGCATAATGGATAATAATGCATGGGCAGTTATTGATAGTGATGGCATTGTCGTAAATATTATTGTCTGGAATGGGACGGAGGAATGGCAGCCGCCAGAGGGGATGACAGTTATTAATTGTGGTGATAAGCCATTTAGCATAGGAGGATCATATAAAAATGGCATTTTCACTCCTCCAGAATTAAGTGAATAATTTATTATAACCCCCTTGGTGAAACTATGACTCAATATAATACGGGTAATGCTGTCCCGTCATCAGACATGCCTGATGCATGGGACAATAACGCGACAATTGATATTTTTGTTAACTCACCCGATTTGAGTGTAACAACGAGAACCGGTATTGAGCGCGACACCATGGCCGGTATACAGCAAAAGTCTGCCGATCAGCGCGAGCAAATAGCAACTGATGGTGCTGCTGTTGTCGAGGAAACTCGCCAGAACCTGATCCCACTTAGTCGCCAGTACATGACGCTGGCAGCGGCGCAGGCCGATATCGCGAATATCCCTGATGGATCGACAACGTATTACCGTAGCCCAGATGAAATTGCGCTCGCAATCGAGGTTATGAACATTGGTGGGACGCTGACCGCTACCGGGCGCAAGATGCCGTCTCAGGCCGCTGTTGAGGCCGTCAGTGAATCGCTGACGCTCCAGATAGGCGATATTGGTGACAGGCAGATTGAAATTCAGCGAAAGATTGATGGTTTCTCCAGTTCAGTCTTTGATTCTTCCGCTAATGATTTACTGATTGCACTGACGGATGCTCTTGGACGGCGTACATGGCTGGAGGCTGACCTTCGCGGGAGACCCTCTCCCTACAGCGTGAGGTTATTGCGCGAAGTGCTGCCGGACCTGCTTACCGGGATTTTGTTTGATTCGGAGCGCTACGGCCTTTCCGCCGCCATTACGGACAGCGCCGGTCGCCGAACATGGCTGGAAGCCGATATGGAGGGAAAGCCCTCAGCAAGGTCTGCGGAGCTGATTGGCGGAGTAATAGCCGATTATCTGCCGCAGTCCCTGATTGATGCCCTCGTTGACCTGCTGGCGCCGCTGATATCAGGTGGGTCGCGTCCGGTGGCAACGGCGCTGTCAACCGCCCGTCAGGGCGCGAAGCGTGAATATCCGACACTGACAAAGCCGCTCACGGCCCCTGTCTTTTCAAAGTCAGACCAGGCAGCCATCAGCATTTACTGGCCCTGGCTGTTCGATGCGACTGTCATCGGCGTGAACAAAATTTACCTTTACTACTCCACTGACCATGCTGCTAACCACGCGGATTCCGGCATTTATCTGGCTTCGGCTGACGATATCAGCGGCCCCTGGACGCAGCACGGGCGCGTATACCGGGATGATGTTTCCGGCGAACAGTCCGAGACGCCCTCGGTTGTATGGGATGAGAAAAATAACCGTATGGTGATGTATTACCAGCAGGCTGGCGTCGGCACTGGCCAGCAGTCCACCCTGTGGGCGACATCAACTGACGGATTTAACTGGGCGCGTCAGGGGATAGCCACGCAGATGATGAGTACCGGCCAGCCCGGTGACGGGCATACCGGTTATTTCAAACCGTTTCGTTTTGCCGGTTCGATGTACGGGTATTCCCTTTATGGTGGAACTGACAGGGGACGCTACGCCATATGGCGGGGAAGTGATTTCGGCACCTGGACTCCCGACCCGAGACTTATCGGCAAGATGCCGGATAAATGCATGAATCTGCCGCAGTACGAGAATGGCTGGTTCCCGAAAATCTTTGTCGGAGATGTCATTAACTGGAACGGCTCTCCGTGGTGGATAGGTCTCGTCGGCCCGTCTACCGCTGGCGGGGGCAGCAACGCGCACAGGATATGTGCCGCGCCGCTGCGTGAAGACCTGCGTAATCTTTCGGCTAACGTGGTGGATATCACCCCCGCAGAACAGGCATGGGAAAACGGAGTGATTGATTATTTTG